TCATTAAGGCTGTGTATTGGGCATCTTGAGCTGTGGTGATTGCGTTCATAATGTCCTCATCACTCATCGTTTCGCCGAATGCATCCTTGATCATTGTAAAAATATCATCTGCACTCAGTCCCAGTGCTAGATTATCTTTAATCATTTGTTGGATTGCCGTCGTGGTAGAGTAACCGGAAAGAGCGCCTCCGAAAGGATCCCCCCCTAGTGCTCCCCAACCCTGTTCCTCAAGTAACTTCTGTATTTCAGCCGCACTTGGATACCCTGCCAGTTGCGCATCTAAAGTTGCTTGGTCTATATAATTCTGGTCTGGTATGTTCCCGAGAGATTTATCAATCATTGCCTGCATTGTCGGTGTCCAGTTTTCCGGCATCCAATCATCCGCCCCCATTTTTTGCAGGGTTTCATAATCAATTGGCAGTGTATTTTTAAACAGTTCTTCTGCATCAGCAGCGGTCAAAATATCGCTGAAATTAAAATTTGGGCCGATGCCCGCTGCTTCCATAGCTGCGGCAATGGCAGCGTTTATATCTTCTTGGTTCTGTGCGCCGGGAGGTGTGTCTGTGGGTGTAGGTGTGTCTGTAGGTGTAGGTGTTGTGTCTGTAGGTGTAGGTGTAGGTGTGGTTTCATAAAGGGATCCTATCGAATCCCTAACTGCTGTTTGTTCTTCGGAAGATAGGGCATTCCATGTCTCTATTTGGTCCCTTATTTTATATAGCCGCTGTAGTACCTGTGGCTCCCTACCGGATTCTTCTAGTTTTGCAATAGAGTCTACAGTATAAGGCATGTCGGTTCCCCCAAGAACGACATCAGGGGGAGTCCACCATCCAGGTCCCATCGAATCTTTAATTTGTCGTTGTTCTTGAGGGGATAGGCTATACCATTCAGCAATTGTCCAGTTCATTCTTGGACGCCCTGTATCTGTTGCTGTATCTGTAGTTAGTGTTGTTGCTGGCACTATCTCCCATCCGGGAGGTGCTGTCCAACCACCACTTGGCGCTGTCCATTTTTCTCCTGTTGTTGGATTCCAATACTCTACAAGAGCTTGTGTGAAGGACCCCCCTGAAGGTGGCACAAATCCGGGAGGCATGTCCATATCTTTAGCTGTATCTGGCATTACGTCCTCTTCTCCAGCTACTAGACCGACTCCTTGAGGCTTGCCCCTTCCTTTTCCTTTTCTTGCTGGCATTATTTTCCTTTAGGTTGGTTCATTTTTTCCCGGGATATGCTTGCCCTGAGCGCGGCGATGTCTTCCTGACTGCGGATTTTCTCTTCATCCGTTTCGTCACGTCTTTCCATTTTCTCCCGGTCCAGTTTAAGTCTTTCTTTACCAAGCGTCTTGTCGTCTTGGTTTTCCTCTGATCTTATCATAAGTTCTTTTTCCTTCAATTCCAAGACGCCTTCATTATCACCGGAAACTTCCATGATTTCATTAAGTTCTGGCATCAGTTGTTCCAGTATCTCATTTTCGACCTGTGCTTTCAGTTGCTCACGCACCGGATTGGGAGGCATAGGAGGGGGTGGTGGGCCTCCCTGCTGCTGTGCCATTTCCTGTTGTTGCATCATGGCTTGTTCCTGCTGCAACTGTTGCTGTAATTGTGGATCCTGTGCTGCCATCTGCTGCATTTGCTGTTCGGCAATCTGGGCTGCTTTCAGGGATACATGCTGAAAAATATGTCCCAGCAAAGCTCCAGCGACCGGCGGTGCCATTTTTGCCATGGGATTGCTCATGAAAGCCATGTGAACACTGATATGTGCGTCGTGATCTTGTTCAGGAAACGCGTTCAGGGGTGCTCCCATTAAGGTGCTTCCATTCTCCATGGCCGGGTCCACCGGTGCTGGGGGTGGGGGGTCGGGAAGCAATAAAGTTTCAATGTTCTGCGAACCGAGTGCTGTATACATGCGCCTGTACGCTTCCTTTATATTGTGTATTTCCGGATTGCTCTGCACCAGTTGCAGTTCCTGCTGGGCCAAGGAAATACGCTGGGCAAAAGAGAAAAAATTGGGGTCGGAAATCGGAACAATGTCAACACGGTGATCAAAGTCCGTCTGTTTGATCATCTGGTCGCCGCCAACAACCTGATACGGATATTCCGGTGGCAGGAATTCCGAGAAAACTCTTGCCAGTATCTTGAATTCTATTTTTTGGGCATAGTGCAATCGCTTGTGGACAGCGGACATGACCTTGGTCCCCTGTTCAAGGAGTGCCAAAGTGGTGCCGACTGCTGCCTGTTCATTGCCTTCGCCCACCTGCATGTCGGTAACGGCAGCAAAGCGTTGCCCTGCTTCAACACAAAATCCCATCAACTGGAATAAAGTTTGGCTGGGCTCCTTGTAGGGGAGAGGTATCAAGGAATCTTTCAGGGCACCGCCGGGTGCGTCCACGTCCCGGAATTCTCCGGGCTCCAGTGGTGTTTCGTCGTCCCTGATCCGCAGTCCTCTGGCCTTGAATCCAGCAGGAAGATTAGAGAGGGTGCCTGCATCGATCAATTGCCGTAGGGCTGCGGTCGCTGTTCTGGACAATCCACCAATCATATGGATCAGTCCAAAACCATAAAAACCAAGTCCGGGAAGGAACTTGTAGTGGACAAAATACTGTATCTTGCGTTTTAACGGATCATCTTCACGATAATTTCGGCGAATTGACAGAATCTGGCTGGAAGTCTTGTCAATGGTAATAATAAAGGGTAGATGTAATTTATCAGGATCTTCAAAGCCCTCCAGTTCAGTGGAGACATGGAATTCCAGAAGTTCGTACAGCATATCGTTGCCGCTGCCGGGCTGTAAACCCTCGATTTCGTTTATTTTTGACTGGGTATCGCTGTCAAAAACGGTATAAGCGGGTTTAATCTCTATGTCCCGGTAAAAACCGGACAATTGCTGGTTGCGGACCTGATTGTAGGTCATTTTTACTGCATGGGTGATTCTTTCACAGGTTTCCAGATTACTGGCTGTATAGGGCACTACAAGGTCTTCGACCGGTACAAAACGGCTCGCGGCCCGCTGTAAATTGGAATCGTAGTAGACTTTTTTGAATGCAGAGCCCGCCAGAGGCAAATAAAACAATAATTGGTCCATTTCCGGGGTGTATTCTTCCATCACCGTAGTGATTTGGTAGTTCATGAACTCCTTTACCCGGTCTGCCTGTGCTTCAATTTCCGGTGTTATTAGCCCAATTACGTCGGTTTTGACCGGACCCGAGGAAGGCAGCAGTTCCTTGAAGGCCTGTGCCTGAAATTGGGTTACGGCTTCCGCCAATAAAGGATGGGTAACGCCGGAAGCGCCCGGAAAAGGCCGATCCCGGTCTTCGTATTTGAATCCAAGCAGGGTTAAACCCTTAACATAGGCATCTTCCCATTCGTCACGGCTCATCCGGTCCTCTTCAAAGTCCCCGAGAAGCTGGGCAGCGATAGCGCCGAGCTCGGAATCGTCTATATAGTCAGCTAAATTGGCATCGAATGGGATGTCTAGCAACATATCCTCTTCATCAGGCATAAAATCAAGGAAAGCGCTGCCGTCCCGCTGGAAATTGACCTCGACATCGCCCCCTTCTGGAAGGGGTTCTTCGATTTCTACTTCTTGTCCAGCTTCAATATCCAGATCGATCAGATCCGTGATCCGATCAATATTGGTCGGCTTCTTGATTTCGTCTATGGCCACGGGTTTTTAAAAAACGCCGGTAAAATTGGTTCCGCGTTTAGCGATCCCTCCGCCTCTTGATTTACCTTTACCTGCTCCGGGTTTGGGGCCCTTGGATGTTGCCATGGTTTTTTGTTTGGCATAAGGAACAAATCCTTGGTCCTTGATTACCTCACCTTTTTTAGCTGCCATTGTCCTCTCCTGATTAAATCATTCCGCCCATTGGAGGACCGCCACCGCCCATTGGAGGACCGCCCATTGGTGGACCGCCACCGCCGCCCAAGGCCATTTCCAGAGCTTCACCGATAGCTGCTTCTTCGTCCATCATTCCCGGTCCGCCGCCTCCGGTTATCTGGGCTTGTTGTTCTGGGGTTGCCATTGCATAAATTTCCGCTGCCATTTCCACTTCTTCGGGGCTGACGCCTACGGGGCCGCCTTCCTGCCAGCCTCCACTGCCGGGCAATGGACGTTGTGCTCTAGTAACTGGTTGACTCAAAGAGCCAAGAACGCTTCTATTGCCTCTCTGACGATTTTTCAATGGCATCACTCCACCTGATTGATAGCCTTTGACGTAGCCTCCGTGTTCTCCTCCGGGTGGTCCCAGCAGTGGTGGTGGTGTTCTCCCGGAACCGAAATCGGATGT